ATATATCACAAGCTATTGAAATTTGGTCTTCAAATTCTTTTGTAGCTAAATGTGGATTTTCCTCCATTAATGTTCTAAATAACCAGCATCCTGCTTTTGAATGTAAGGATTCATCTCTAACACTATATTCTACAATTTGGCCTGTTCCTTTCATCATGTTTCGTAATTGAAAAGACATTAAAATAGCAAATGAAGAAAATAAATTTACACCTTCAGTAAATGCAGAAAATATAGCTAATGAAAGAGCTTTTTCACTTAATGTTTCTCCAGGAGTTTCAATTAAACGATCAATTTTTGCTTTAGCTTCTTCATCTTCCATAAAAGCTGCAAAATTATCTAAACCTAGTTCTTCATTTAAGCGTGCATATGCTTCAGCATGTATTGATTCAAAATCAGCAAACACACGAGCCATAGCTTGTATTTCAGGTTTTGGAAACCACATTGATACTTTTGTGGACCAATAATCGTTAACATGTACTTCGGTTTGAGTAAATGATTTTAGAATATTTCCAATTAAGTTTTTTTCTGATTCGCTTAATTTAAGTTTCCAGTCATTCAAATCTGAAGATAAAGGTACTTCATCTGCTAGCCAGTGTACTCGATGTTGATCTTTAAAGAAATCAAACGCAATTTGATATTCAAATGGTTTGTAAAAGTGTCTTGGTTCTGTTATCATGTGTTTAATTCAAAAAATTTATTACTTAACATTTGTCTATCTAAATCATCAAAATTACCATTTAATGACTTTCTTGGTGCAACTGTATCTGCTTCTTCATCGTAATGGTCTCCAATAATAATGTGACCATTTGATGTATTAACATCTACTTGGAAAGTTAATCCATCCATCCCATATCTATTTTTCATGATATGGAATCTTCCGGTTCCATTAACTTTATCTTCTTTTTTTCTTGATAATGAAATTGATAAATCGGTAATCATCATTTTATCGTAACTACCTGCGGCTTTATCACCTTCAATAACATCATCTTTAGCTCCCGCGCGATTTACTTGGGAAACTGACCAAATTGGTAAATTAAGCTCTCTAGCTAATCCTTTGGTACTAGTATAAATATCGTCTATTTCTCCCTTACGATCAACATTTCTTTTTCTTGTTGAAAGAAGATCAATATAATCTATAAGGATAAGATCAGGTTCAATCCCTAAATCTTTTACTTTTTGTATGTGAGATTCTATAGTGTTTATTGTAGTTTTTCCCATAGGATACTCCTTAATTATCAATTCACCTTTTAAATCAGACATCATACTATTTACTTGATCTTTATTTTTGTCTAAAGAATCTACTGGTAACCCTGTAAAAAATGCATCGTATCTTCGTCCTGTATAGGATTCACTTAATTCTAAAGTATAGTGAATAACATTGTATCCCATTTTAACAGCAAATCCACCTAAAGCAACTAATGTCCATGATTTTCCTCCACCAGGGCTACCAAAAATTAAACCTAAATCTCCATTTCCTAAACCACCTTGAATTAATTCATTAATAGCGGGCCAAGGAGATGGAACTATTGTTCTGTGATCTTCACGGTAACGTGATTCAGTATCTTTTCTGTATTCGTGGCCTATGTTTTTATCTTGTCCAGCTTTCATTGCTGATTCAATCATATATTTAATTGAATCGTAATCTCCAGCTTTAAGTAAATCTACACTATTTAGTAGTGCTTTTTTTAGTTGTTGATTTTTGCAAAATGTTGAAAATTCAAGTTGAACATACTCTAAATCTTCTAAATCTGCTCTATATGCTTCACGTAATTGCTCTTTAACAGATACTTTAAGTACCTCGTTATCTAACTTTTTCATTTCAACTTTTAAAATATCCATTGAAATGGTAGTGTGATAACTTTCGTAATATTGTATGATTTGATTTATAACCCATTTATGTGCAGGGTTAGAAAAATATTCATCGCTTAGTACATCATTTATGTTTTGTAAAAATTCTTTATGTGTTAATAAAGAAGATATAACTTTCATTTGAAACGAGGGACCGTATTCATCAATTGATTGAAGTGTCATTTTATAACTTTTATTTAAATGTAATAACTTATTGTTGGTTTTCCAACAAATCTTTAAAAATATCACGAACCCAATAATCTGTATTTCTTATTAGGTTCCCAATTTGATCTTCATTGCACATTTCAACAAATGTATCAGGAAGAAAATTTAATGGTGTATTTTCTACAAATTTATCAATAAACATTTTATCTTTATCATCCATCATAGGATTTGATAAATCCATTACCCTATATTTGTCTTCTAATAGTGGTATGTTATGTAGTACTCTTGCATATATAATATGCTCTTTTAATTTAGCTTCAGCCAAGTTTATTAAATCATCAAAGGATAAATCTTGGGTAGTAAGTTCAGGGAATCGTTTAAATAAACCTTTTGCCCCTAATCCTTTAATTCCAGTTACACCATCTGAACTATCTCCCATTAGTAACTTGTAAAGTAAAAAATTATGGGGGGTAATGTTGAATTTTTCTTTTACTGTATCTGTAGTGTAATATTCTTTTTCAATTGGTCTGTAGACTATAACTTTATCGCTAATTAACTGCAGGTAATCTTTATCGCTAGATACTATGAATACTCTGTCTTCGGGTTTTGTAGGCAATGTACTGCTTAAATATGCGATAATATCATCCGCCTCTACTGTAGGTAAAGATACTGTTTTAACAGGTAATGTTTTTAAGTATTGGATAATACGAACAATTTGATTTATTTTAGAGTCATCTTCTTCTTCTAAATTGTCAAATAATTCGTGTTTAGTTATTCGAGATGTATTTCTATTTGATTTATATTCAGGAATAATATTTTTTCTAATATTAGAGGATCCTACACCATCAAACACCATGTAAACTTGTGTTGGTTGGAGTGTTCTAATTAAAGCACCTAAAGATCGAAAAAATCCCCCTAAACCTCCTATATGAACTCCATTTGAATTTACGGCATTTATAGCACTAAAATTTCTAAAAAATAAGTTAAGTCCATCTATTAGCAGGTAGCGTTCTGATTGTGGCAATTCTTCTCCATGTTCTTGCACAGTATCAAGGAGGTTTAAGAGGTCTTTTTTCATATTAATCTTCGGTTTCAAATAAATCTGGGGTAGCTACTTTTTCATCCCACTCACTAGTATCTTCTTGGACTGAGTAGTTACCTTGTCCTAATATATCTGCCCATTCTTTAGCGTGTGCATCTTTATATTTTTTAACTGCATTTGGATCATCTTTAATAAATCCATGTACTGTTGATATAATAGTTCCCATTGTAGTAATTCCATTAATGTGATTTTTATCACAAGCAATTTTAGTACGTAATGCGAATTCAACTTTTTTCTTATCTTTAACAGCATTGATTTTTGATGTACCTGCATTTGTAACGTTACCAAATGTTAAACATAAAGAAACATCGTAATAAAATGTATCTCCACCTTTGTTTGTCATTCTAGGTTGTGACATTGGAGTTAAGGCAGGTGCTACACCTACTTTGTTTACAATAAACAGAGTATTCGTGTATTTTGAGCTTTCCTTACGAGACATTACAATCTGTTGATTGATAAAGTTACCGAATTGAGTTGCGATAGCTCCTGCGTTCCACATTGGGTTGTTTTTCCCTTGATTAATGGACATATCACATGGAATTGAACCAACTGAATCCCATATAAAGAGTAGATCATATGGTAGATTACCTTTCTTTTGTTCAGTTAATAAATCGATCATGAATGCAGCAATATCTTCAATTGAGTTTAAAGAGCTTCTATCTCTGTAAATAAAGAATCCTGTTTGATCTACTATTTCTCCTGTATCTGTATCAACTACATCATCGATTTCAAACCCCATTGTTTTCCAGTGGTTCCAATCGTGTTTCATCTCAGTGATGATTAATACAGGTAATATTCCCATTTTTTGAGCATTAACTGCTATTTCAATAGTCATAGTAGATTTTCCTGTGTTGCTTTTTCCTCTAACCATTGAATTATGGCCTAAAGGAATTCCAGGAATAGATAAAGCTTCTTGTAACGCTGGTGAAAATGGTATCCACTTTTGTTCTTTAAATTTAACATTAGATGCTAAACCTTTATTTGCTTTAAATTTGTCTAAACTAAAGGCGGACTTTAGTTCTTTATCCGCCGCTTCAGTTAGCGATTTTCTAGTTGGTTGTGTTTTTGCCATATTTTAATATAAATTAAAATGGCATATCATCATCTTCTTCAAATAAAGCATCAAAATTATCTGCTTTAGATTTTTTAGATTCTGGTTTTGTAGATAAACTGTAATTTGATTGTGGTTTTTCCTCTACTGTTAATTTTCCATCAGCAGGAGTGAATTCTTCTTCCTCTTCAGGATTTAACCATTCTGCAAGTGCTGTTTTGATTTCATCAAATGGAAGCATTTTGTAAGATTCTTTTGGATTAACTTGATCCTCTAACCACAATTCTAAAGATTTTTCATCTTCAGTTAATGGTGATGTTTTCATAGAAGGTGTAATTGTAGTTTTGTTGTAAGCTGTTCCTGTAGAATCAGGTCCAACTGTAACTAACTTAATGTCACGTCCCATCATAATGTCTGTAAAATCACCTACTTCTTCATCTGCGGCCATTTGTAAAAATGCTTCGTAAATTTCTTTACCAAATTCCCACATTTGAACTCCTTCTGACTCTTCACCACGTACAATTACAGGAGCAAAAATCCGGTTTTTAGGGTCTAATTTCTTAGCCAATCTCCAATTTTCCTTGTCATTTGTACCACGAAGTTGCTTTGCAAATTCAGCAATTGGATCTTTTTCACCCCAATTTAAAGGAGAAGCAATTACTTTTTTACTACCAATTCCATAGTAAAATTTCATTTCCGTGAATGGAAATTCTTTGTTGTATTTGAACGGAACAACACGTACCGTTTGTTTACCAATTTGCGGTTTAAATCGCTTGGTTTGATTGTTTGCACCTCCCCCTGTTGGTTTGGATTGCATAGATTCAAGTTTCTTCTTGATTGCATCTAGATTCATATATAACTATTTTTTATTGTTTACAACTAAATATAATAACCTTTATTTGCTAAGCCAACTATAATTCAATAATCTTGAAAATCTTTGTATTAAGTTGCTTAATTTCATTATGTTGGGTCAACAATATACAATTTCTGTAATGTTGCCAATTCACTGGGTAATTTGTATCAACTGCTCCACCATTTAATTTTTTAATTAATTCATTTAATGCATTAATTGTATAGAGTGTGTTGGAATCTTTTTTTCTATGTACTAAAATTGTATTGTCTGGAATATCATTTATATTTCCTTGATCTACATTGTATGTTACAACATACTCATTGTTGCTTTTAATATGCAGCACAAACATTTTGTTATACATTATTGTATAACGTGATGTAAGTCCACTTATTAATGAATCTAAATCATCTAATGGGGAAAAAGTGCAAAACAACCTATTGTTCATAAGTAATGAATCAAATGTGACATTGTAGTCATATTGATCATACATATTGATGGGTTGTTCAAGAATATTGTACATAACTTATTTTATATTGTTGTAGTTTGTGCCGGTTTTAATTTTAAATTGAAAATTTTTACCATTTATTATCTTTGATATTTGTTCTATTACGTCTTTTTCATTTTCATCAAAATCAAATAAAAATGAATCGTAAACATATAATACGAGTTTAGTATTTTTCCCTCGTAATATTTTAAATATTTCATATAGTATACAAATATTATTTGCGGTTTCCAAATTTTGGAGTAAGTAATTTAAAAGTTTTTGTGGATTCATATTTTCCATTTCACTTTTTACAAATTTATGCTTTGAAATTGGACATTCAATGTATCCTCCATAGTTAAATGTATCCCATAAATCATCAGTATATGCTATTACTTTCTTAAAAAATGGGAGTTCTTGATATTCTTTCCAAACTCCTCCATAAATTTGTTTAAACGTGATTTCTTTTGCTTTGGCGTAATCCACTCCATACATTTTAGCAAAAGAGCCATGAATATCACTACTATCGAAAGTGTAATTAAGTAAATTGGCAATAATGCTAGGGTGATAAGCACTAATGTCCATTTCAATAAAAAGATCATTGCGCGGTATAAAACATTCTCTTTCTCCATTGTCTTTATTTAAAGCTGAAAAATTAATTCCTCCAAATGCGTTGGAGGGTCTTGTTGTTAGTGTGTTTAGGTTATATTGCGTGTATATAAACTCGTTTACCTCTTTATTGAAGTACTGCTCGAATTTAGTTTGGTCTATTTTTATACCCGCTTGCTCGAGTTGAGCAAACACGGTTGCTGCTTTATTGTAAAACGGGTTTACATCTTCTTTAAAGTTTAAATAGTTTTGTTCACATACTTCATAGTGTTTTACAATCGGCACTATTATGTTTAAATCCTGTATATTTAGATGCTTATTGTAAATATGGTTGTGAGCAGGTGTTAATTGAGGTATATACGGATGAGGGGTAGGGGGTGGTTGGTAAACATGCTTGAGACAGAAATAATGTAAAAATTCCTTTTTATCTCTTACATTAATTTTTTCTATACTGTTTAATACTCTCTCTACTGTCTCTAAATCAAAGTTTATTGTTTCGCTATGGTTTACCGAAATAATGTATCCTTTATTGTCGTTTTCAAAACGAAGATAAATAGCACATACACTGTTTTCAACAGGGTGAAGTGTATGTGAACATGGGATTATATCGATATAAGCTACTTGATGCTTAGTGCGACAAATTGTTTCTATATGTTCAATATCTTCTATGAGCCAGTACATGCTTTAAAGATACAAACTAAAATTTAAGATTCCAAGTTTAAATTAATAACTTCCTCCTCCACCCATAGAACTTCCTCCTCCAGAGTAGCTTCCTCCTCCTGTTGGTGTTGTAGATGAAGGTAAATTTGATGATGTTACTATATTATTTGAAGATAATTGTTGAGTTATTGGGATTAAAACATCGTGGGGGGTATTTATATGAATTTTTCCCACCATCGGTGTTGTACCATTATGTATATGATAAAATCCTATATAATTTTGTCCATTTTTAGTTGTAAATTCACCACCTGAAGTGTACAAGTTATTTATGTCTTGTGATTGATAATATTTTAAATAATTTTCTTTAAAGTATTGGGAAAATCCATTCCATCTTTGGTTTTGTTCAATTTTAAAAACAGATGTTTTATTTGTATTAAATACTGTTTCTTGGTTTCCTTTAATAACCCATAATAAAGAAGCAGGTTCATATAAATCCCATGCTATTTTTAGATCTTTAGCTTGTAATTTAGTGTATGTTTCTTTATCTATTTCTAAATATTTTAATTCATTAGTTTTTTTACAAAAATATCTATTAAATTGTCCGTTTTGTTTATCTTGATCAGTTGGTAATGTAGGATTAAATAATGGAATAGTTCTAATAGGTGGGTTTAAAGGATAAGATCCATTACTAAGGTCATCTTGGGTAGTAATAAGATCAGGATTAAAAGTTTGTTTAAATTCTTCAGGGGAATTTAAATCTAATAAAATTAAAAGAATATTAGGTTTATCAGTTGGGTTTTTTCCTGAGTATAGTTTTCCAGAAGAAACTTTATAGTAATTTCCTTTATAATCTTCTTTGGTAGTAGAAAGGATAAATTCTCCTCCATTAGTATAAAGATTTGGTTTAATTTGGGATTTAGGATAGTACATATTTTAATAATATTGGTTAACATAAGCT